CCAGAACAGTCATGATCTGATATCTAGGAACTGGCGGCAATGATGCCAGTGGATTCTTTTCTGGATCCATCACAGGATCCCATATCTTTTTCTTAATCATGCCACGCTCCATTCATATTCATCTTGAGTAGTCACCCTCTCCATGCCGTCATACTCCTCGATACGGTACAAGGCACCTGCAGGAAGCTCACGGATGTCAAGATATGAATGAGCATCGTTAGCACCTTCACCTAATTCCTCCACAACCTGTACTAAGATAGGATCAGTGCGATGTAAGTCATCATCCCACCAATGCTCTGGACGTGGCTCACCTTTGAGCTCCCAATATCGTTCAATTGCCTTTTTAGATAATCCAAACCCACCATAGCAGGCATTATATACGATCTTGGTCATCTTATCACCACTCGTACTTGTCTTCTTCATCACCGACAGGCCATTCAAGTTCATCCATATAATCTAGAAAATCTTCATGCACCATGAAGTATGCGACTGTACGGCGAAGTGACTTGATCAGCTTACGATGCTCCTTACGAGTCTCACATACCATTAGCTTGCTGATATAATCACGGATGTTTGTCTCAAGGGCATTCTGAAGTTCTTGCAAAACGATAGAATCGACCTGTTCTGATTGTAGTTCAATACTGGTTTTCATTATAATCTCCTATATTATCAATAATACTATATTTTTTAAAATAAGTCAACCATTTTTTTATTTGTGTATCATTTAAATCCATCAAATTTTTTACGATCGAATTTGAAATTTGATCGTTTTCGTTCATTATTTTCTTCACCAAATTTTGTATTATCCATTACAGGTCCATCAAGAATATCTTCTTGGGCTAGCTGTTCTACATCATAGAGACGCATTTTTGCACGATCAACACCAATGACGAACCTACGATTGATCCCAGGATCATTGTATCTATTTTTAAGCTGTTTAACCATAATTTGACCCAAATCTTGAAGTTCTTCGGTTGTGATGAGTGCAAACATAAAATCAGCTGTGGCTGGGAGTCCGAAAGATTCTGATGTATCTTCCAGTCCCACGTCGCTGCTCGAATATCCACTTCTAGTTGTTTGAGTCGCAGAGACGATAGGAACATTGAATTCAACTGCCAACCCTCGAAGTTCTTCTGCGATTGCTTTGATAAGGGTATAAGAATTGACGTTGGCTCCATTTTTAATCCTTGATGATAGACAAATATTTAAATAATCGATATAGATAATATCAGGTGAAAAGTTTTTCTTAATCTTCAATTCATTCAGTAAATGACGAAAATTTGCTGAACCTGCGCAAGCTGTTGGATATTCTTTGATAACAAGTTTGCCTTTTGTTTTATTTTTAATTTTTTCTATTTTTTTATTGTAAGAATCTTTAGGTAATAGCTTTAGATCATCTACAGATACATCTAGAAGATTAGCATCTATTCGTTCAGCAATGCGTTCTTCAGCCATTTCCATAGTTATATAAAGGACATTAAGACCTGCAATCATATTTGCTGCAGAACAATGACACATAAACAAAGATTTACCAACACCAGTGCCAGCTAATGCAATATTTAACGTTTTTTTAGACAAACCACCATGAGTAATTTTGTTAAAATATTCTAAATCAAATGGAACTTTAGATTCAATTGTATGATAAAATTCAAAACGAGAGTCAGCATCTTCAATAAAATCATGACCGATATGAGTATCAAAAGAAACACCAAGTGCATCTGTTAAAATTTGAGGAATAGAACCTTTACTCAATTTTCCACTTTTATCATCCATAACTTGGATAGATTTCATAATTGCAATATAAAGAGCTTTTTCTTGACACCATTTTTCAGTTTGATCTGTCAACCAATCAATATTGGTATCATTATCTTTGTCGATAGTTTCAATGATTTGTTTGCATTTGTTAAATGCATCTTCATTAACATTAGATTCATTTGAAAGATCAATAGCAATTGTTTCTTTACTGGGAAAAGAATTATATTTTTTTACATACGAATCAATAAGGTTGAAAACAATTTTCTCATTAAAATCAACAAAATATTCCTCTTTTAAAAAAGGAATTACTTTACGACCATAATTTTCATTATATACAAGATTATTAAAGATAATTCTTTCAATCGCCATCTACAGTTTTCTTTACACCATTAAACCAATTTTCTACACATTCTTTTACCCAAGCAAAGCTTTTGTTGGGATAATGTTCATCCCCTATTATACTACCATTTTCGTAATAGTCAACAAAAAAATAGTCCTCTTTAGAATTTAAATAAATTTTTGATTCTTTATTACCTACTTTAAAAGTACAGATCCATTTTGTCGTCATGTTCTTCATCCCTAATTGAACCAGAAAACTACATTGATTATTCAGAAATATAATTTTCCATTTTCTTTATAAATTCTTCAATTTTTTGTTTACGATTTGGCCAAACAATAGTATCTTTTTCAGGATTTTTCATCAAGTTTCTTAAAAGTGGCATAATCATATCTTTTAACCCCTGAAGTTTATCTTCGGTAGCTGTAACTTTGATTGCTATTTCTTTAGAATCAGTAAAAGAAAAACCGAAATCATCTGATTCGTCTAATTTCATTGAAATAATTCCTTTGTAAATAAAATTTAAATTAAGAAAAGAAATTCTCTAGTGTTGACTTGTGTTCAACATCCCATCCTATTACACTTGTAATAGATTTAATTGGTTCAAGAAATGATTTATCGAATTGCATATCTCTATCAATATACTTATCTAGATTAAACTCAACAGGTAAACTATCTGGAGTAGCAATAACACTGTCTTGAATAGGATTTGGTACTTTTAAATAAGCAAAACGAATTTTATCTCCATCCATAATTGGAGGGATATTTTTTATATTTTTCTTTTTAATCCAATAATTAAAAAGTAATGCACCTTTAACTTGGATTGGTGTTGCCTTTTTATATATTGAAGATGAATCATGGTATTTAGAAATGCCTTTTATCCCTCGAGGAAAAGCTACTTCTTCAAAGGGCATAGTTGCAAAATTAATTCGGAACTCATCAATAAATTGAATTAGTTCATTTTGATCACCATTCATAACAATATTAAATGCTTTCTTGATGTTCTCACGGCAAGCATGAGGGGTTGACGAACGAACCGCTTCAATGCCAGACATCTTCAACTTCGGTTTATCGTATTGCACACCTTCAACGTTCCAACAATTAAGAATATACATTTTCTTGCCACGCCAAATGCCTTTATCAGCAATTGTTTCTCGTTTCATTTTCATTTTTTGTTCATAGGCGTTCATCATATCAGCCAACTCTTCATAGCATTTATCTATGTAAGGTTGAATCTTTGCTTCAATGAATTTGTCTAGCGCATCAACAACTATAAGATTATCTGGGCCACCATCTCTACCACCAAATACAGCGTTAACAACTTCATTCATTTCAACATAAATCGAGTCTGTATCAGAAGCAACAATATAATCAACGTTATTAGTTTTAAGCATCTTATTCATAAACTTGTTCATTTTCTTTTCGATCCAACGAATAGAAAGTTGACCAGACATTGTAATTGCTTCAGCATGGTTATGATTAAACCAACGGAAATACTGATTACCCAAAGCACCATAAGCTGAATTTAACTGAATTTTTTTGGCTAATTGCATATTATGATAACGAGCTATTAATTTTTCATCTTCAAGATTTTTAGTTTTCTCATAACTTTTTTTAGCCTCAATCATTTTTTTCTTGTAAATAGTGCGATCGTTATACATTTTCTCCATAAGGGCGGGCAGAAATCCCTGTTTATTTTTCTTATATGTGCAACCATTTGCAGCATAGGCTACCATTCCATCGCGATATTCCCACGTACCATCTAACATAAAGTCTATAGATGGAAATGCTACCTTTCCTGCAAATGTTTCTGGACTAATATTATATTGCATAATCAAATGTGGATAAAGACTGTTCAAATCAAAGGAAACAACCCAATGACTTAATCCTATTTTTGGTTCTTTAACATGACCCCCAACTAATGCCTCATTGTCGTATTGTTTTTTAAATTGCGGAATAACAATATTACGTTCAAGAAGATAGTTATGGATAATAACATCCCAAGGGCGAACAGTTGTCATTGTATCACCATAGTTAACTTTCGCATCATATGCGAAAGCCATAACAAGCTCAATAAATTTCATTTTATCATCTAGCTTTTCGACAAGCTCGACGTCTTGGATATTATATTCAATAAATTTTTGATAATTATTTTTGTAAAGTTCTAACAAATTACCATATTCTGAATAATCAATTTTCTTTTCACCAAGTTCAATTTGAGCGATATAATCAAGTTTGTATGATTCTTGGTTACCGAAAGTAAATTTACGATAAAGTTGATAATAATCTAGAACTGAAATACCTACAGGGTCATAGCTTTGGTTTTCTTTGCCTTTAAATTCAACCATACGTTCATTAAGAATACCCCAAGGAGATAATTTCTTTGCTTCCATTATACCAAGAAGATTTTTAATTCTATTAATTAGATATGGCATATCAAAAAATTCAATGTTCCAGCCAGTAATAATATCCATATCTAAATTTTGCCAAGCTTTCACAAATTTACCAAGTAAATCATGTTCATTCTTACATTTTAGATATTTTGTATTACTGTTATTTGTTTTAAATTCACCGCATCCAAATACGTAATTAATACCATCAAACCGAAGCGTAATGGCAGTAATTTCTTTGTTTGCTTTTTGAATGTCGGGGAAACCTTCGTCAGCGGCGCACTCAATGTCGATATTGCCAATACGAATTGTTTTTGGATCGTAATTAATTTCACCTTTGAAATTGTCAAAGATATAAACATAAGCAAATGTATTTAAACCATAGATTTCCACATTTGAAACATCTGCATAACGAGAAATAAAGTCTTTAGCATCGCTTATACTATCAAACATCATTTTTTCAACAGGTTTACCGTCAAGTGTGTAATACTTGCCGCTCTGTTTTGGAATAAACATATAAGGATGATATTGTTCTATGTATTTTTCTCGGTTACCATTTTTGTAACCACGAACATAAATTTTATCGCCACGTTGATAAATATTTGTATAAAAATCCATAATAACTCCAAAAATATATCATATTAGTATAGCTTAACTTTGTTAAAGAGTCAAACGATATCTTCAATTGAATCGTTTTTTGGATTTTCTACAATAATATATTTTGCTTCTGGGTCCATCTTGGCGTATGCTTCTAGCAACCTACGGACTTCTATTAATTTTTTAACGACCTCATTAATTGTTGCTTGAACAATTTCGTCGTTATGACCTTCTTGTAGATCAATAAGAGCTGCATCTAAATTGCTGTCAACAGAATGGTCAATGTGAAACTTGAATATAGCTCCATCATTACCAAGTTCTTCCTCTGTAACTAATTGAGGATACAACAAATTTTTAATTTGTTCAAGTTTTTGTTCTGCTGGTGTTTCTATTTTTTTCTTTATTTTCCACGGAAATTTCATTATTTAATTTCTCACTATTTTTATTTTTTATACTGATGTCACAAAAATTGTATTTTTGTAGATTTTTTTTTAATTCTTGAATGTCTTCAGCAATTTCTTTACAGGTTTTAAACATTAACTTTTTTTCTTCCCATATTATATTTTGCTTCAAGGATCCAGTCATTTTTTTCTTTGTGACTGATTATTTTAATTTGACTCATAGAAACCGAAGGTTCTTTAATTTTATCTTTTTCGACTACTTTTAATAAATCCCAGTCTTGGAGAAGTTCAGCAACTTTATTCCTACGACCTTTGTCTTCATCAGAAAAATTAGAGGGTTTACCGTCAATAGCAAACATTTCTTTAAAGTGCACTATATAATATTTACCTTGTTTATGAAATATATGACAAGATTGATAAAGTTTTTTTTCTTTTCTAGAAGCCACACCAATACGTGTCAGAGTTTCTTTAATCTTTAAAAAATCTTCTTCTTCGCCTATTTTTACTTCAATAAGTGTCTCCAGTAATTCATTCATTTAGCTCCACCTTTTTATTTTTTTGTTTTTATGATGCTATCATATTTTCTTATCACCGCCACGCTCTAGTCTTTTTCTTATTGTTTCAAGTTGAGATTCGTTTAATATTTTTAAAACAACTTTAGATTTGACTATGTTATATTTATAATATTCTTGAATTAAAGATATTTTCTCTCTCTCTTGTTCTTGAAGTTTCTCTAATTTAAGATCAGATTCTGTTTTCTTTTTATTAAATCTTTTAGTTTTTCTAATAGCATAAAAAAGATAGTCATAATGCATTTGATCTGTAACATGATAATTTAAATTCATTTCATTAGAATAAAATAAAGTATCAATAAAGTTAGATAAAGAATTATTAGTTCTCCATTTATTATATTTAAAATTATCTTTTTCTATTTCTAGAAATTTTGTTCCAAAATTAATACTATTCTCAAACCTCCAATCATATTTTGATGATTGTGTTTCTTGTTCAATTTTTGGTTCTTCTCTTTCTTGTAGAGTTACATCTAAAAATTTCATGCAAACTCCGCATCCAGCATTACCTCTGCTAGAAAAGCAGCAAAGTTAATTTCTGAATTTGCAGCAAATGCATTTTGATATTGGTATTTTGCAATCAAAGTTACAAGTAAAGGAATATCTTTTGTACTAAAAAATTGAGATGCGGTTTCATAAAATTCGTTGTAGAGAGAATTAACGTCAGTGTCAATGTTATTTTTAACCCATTTACGAGCTTCAGTATAATTTTTATCTTTCATCATATTGATAAGATCACGAATGCTAGTTTGCTGTATATTAGCAAGGATACCACTGTCTATTTTACCAGTTGAAGAATATCTTTGAAGTTCATTTAAAACTCGTCGCCAATCAGGAAAATATTTTTCGATAATTTGAGCGACAACAGATTTATCAAATTCAATATTTTCATAAGTTAAAACACCTTCAATACGTTTTAAAAATTGCATTGCAAGTTTTGCCATATCTTTTTTACTGATCTTAAAATCTATTACCGAACATCTCGAGTGTAGGGGCTCAATGATTCTGTTTTTAAAATTACAGGTGAGTATGAAGCCGCAGTTCCTTGAGAATTCCTCCATGAAATTGCGTAGAGCTGGCTGTGTAGAGTTTGCATTAAGGTAGTCTGCCTCGTCAAGGATGACGTACTTTCTTCCCCCCGTAAAAGATACCGAGGAAGCAAAGTTAAGAATCTCGTTCCTAAGTGTGTCGATGTTGCCATTCATACTCCCATTAATAATAATATAATCTGCCTCTATTTGATCTAACATAGCACGTGCTACTGTAGTTTTACCAACACCAGCAGTGCCAGATAAAATTAAATTAGGAATATTTTTTTGATTAATAAATTGTTGAAATATTGTTTTCAACTCAACAGGAAGAATAACTTCTTCAATAGTTTTTGGTCTGTATTTTTCGCACCATAAAAATTGATCTAACATGTCAAAACTTTCCATAATATATAATGTTTAAAAAATATGGGGAGCCATGGCTCCCCACATAATTAGAAATTTGAATTGCCTTCAATCGCAATCCAGTATTCAACTTCCTTGCCTTTAAAGTTAGATATGCCCTTTGCACTGACAGTAATATCATAATTTCCAGGAATTATTTTAATATTTTCAGTTTTAAAAACAACCTTAAAGGTTTTATTAGTTTCACCAATCTTTATTGAATAAACGTCCCCATTTGTTTTACTATCAGCAGCCTGAAGAAAAATATTTGATCCGTCACCAACAATAAGAATTTCTGGAAGTCCAAGAACACCACCAGCTTTTGCAACTTCTTGAAGATGTTCATTAATTAGTGTAATACTAACATCAACAGAAGGTAGATTAATTTCACGATCAGGTGTTTTTGTTATTGTGTTTTCATGAGCATACATATAATCTGTTTTCTTGTCGTTTTCTTTAATAGTTACTCCATTTTCGCCAAAATCAAAATTTGGATCATTAAACAAACTGGTAGTTGAAATGAAACGATCTAAATTATAAATGGCAAATCTTTTTGGAAATTCTGTATCTACAGTTGCCTTTGCCATTATTGTTTTTGAAGGCGACATTGTCTTCAATGTATTACCTTCTTGAATAAAAATTGAAGGATTAATTTTAGCGAAGTTTTTAAGAATGTTTACCGTGTTTGTAGAAATCTTCATAATGTAGTCTCCATATTTAAATTACATAACAAAATTATACTATAATTTGTAGAATATATCAAGCTTTCTTTTTCTTGAGCTTGCTTGGGTCAGCTGTCGCACTTGCACCAATGGAGGCAAGATCAGCAAGTGATCCACCGAAAATGTAAGTTCCAACATGCTGCATCTTCATCCATGGACAAAACCAAGTTTTGAGATTAATTTCTTGAGCTTTTTGGCAGAACCAATAATCTTCAGACAAATAACGCTTGGATTTTGGATCAATTTCAGCCTGAAAAGCCATTGCAATTTCTCTAGAACCATCGAAAGCATCAGTGCGAATATGATCAGGACGATACATATGTTGTGGATAAGAATCAATAAATTTCTTCATCGCTGACTTAGAAACCATCATGAAACCTGTTCCAATTTCAAGAACTTCACAAGGTTCTGAAATTTGAATGCTACCCTGATTCGTTTTTGGATTAAATACATAATCTCCAACAAATTTTTCAAGAACATTAGGATCTTCATCAGCAATGCCTTTATCGACAGCCATTTTAATTTTTTCCCAAGAAATACATTTCTTTGGATAAGGACCACCAATAATATTGTATTTTTCTTCTTCATTAGCCTGCATCGACATCATTGCGATAACATCATGTGGATTAAATCCAATGTCAGCATCAATAAACATTAAATGTTCTGAATCTGATCTCATAAATTCATCAACGCAATAATTTCGAGCACGAGTAATTAAAGATTCATTGAAAAGAAAATACATCTGAAGTGGGATGCCATTTTGTGCACAAATAGCAGACAAATCAGCTATAGAACGAGTAAACATACCAGCACACTGACCACCATACATTGGTGTGGCTACAAAAAGCTTACGTTTTCTCAATATCTCAAGATCAATCTTAATTTCCATTATCTATTCCTTTTGTTTTTGGACATAATTTATTATTTTTATAGTGGTCAACGTATAAACACATCATAATATAATGTAGTGATTTCATCAAGTCTTTTTTATCGTTATTGTTTTTCTTACCGTAACGCCAAAGATACTTAATAGCAGTATTTCTAAAAGTTGGTGTAGATTCACCAAGAGCAATCCAAGCATCAAAACACTCAATAGATTTAAATTCAGTCATATAATGTTCATTATATGTGTTATCTATATAGTTTTTTAAATCTGAGATTATAAGATTTTCATCATATTTATATGAAATATTTTTAGATTTATCCGAAAAATTAAAATTTGATTTTGTTTCAGACATTTTTGTACAATTACATACCATATAAATTATTCCTTAATCATAGCATAAATTAAATCAAAAATTAATTTTTGATCTTCAAAAGTATTATTTTCAAATTTGTACGTACAAAACATGAGAGTCATGTTTGTTAATATATTATTAATTTTAGTTTCACGACCTTGTAACCAAGTTTTATTTTGATTACTGCCACGATCTTTATATCTGTTTTGACGAATTTCTTTTTTAGTTGACAAATAGATAATTTTTAAATCATAATTTTCTAAACAATGTTCTAAAAATGAAGCTGTAAATAAACGATCACCTTCGAAAAAAACTATTGAATCAGATGGTAAAGTGGCAAGAAATTTAATAGCTTCTGGTTGGACAGCCATACTCATACGATCTGTACCAGAAAATAGTTCACCATCTTCATATTTTCCTAAAATATAGATGTTGTCTTTTTGAAGATATGGAACTAATTTGTAAGAATTATATTTTGGTTCAACTGATAGATGATTGATCATTTGTCTCATCAAGGTAGTTTTGCCAGATCCAGGCTCACCACCAATAGCAAATATTTTCATTATTGATTCCTTATTCTTTTATTTTCTCGACATTAATTCCTTGTTCTTTTAATAATTCATCAAATTGTTTTTTATTTTTATTCCAATGTCTAGAAATATTAAACATACCAATTGGAAATTTATTTTCTTTTGTTAAATTTGTTTCTACAAAAACCTTTAATCTTTCTAAGTATTCTTTTTGTGAAATTAACATTTTTACTCCATAAAAGATTCTAAACCGACTTTTTTTTGTTCGAATAGTTTTGTAGCATCAAGAATACCATTTTGTGTATATAATGCCATTTTACTATTATTTATTTTATCAGTCAACAGTTTATTATTTATAGTTTCTGTTCGAGCATCCCACATTGGTTGCCAATCAATACCAATCCAACCATCACTTTCACATTTAGTGATTTCTTCAGCTTGACGATCAAGATAGTAACCAAGATAACGGCCATGCTTTACTCTGAATAATTTCTTGAAAGAACAAAGACAAGTTTCCATATCGAAATAATCTGTATTCGAAAACTCTTTTCGAACTTCTTCAAGAATCAAATAAGACTGAACGTCAAGATAAGCTAACTGTTCAATATCGAGTTTCTTATTATACCAGTCATCAAGTCCAAGAGCCATACACAAACCATTACGATGTGAACGACTACCGTCATAATCTTCAAGCATAAGACTATCAGGTTCTATTGGTAGGTTGCAACACTGCTTTAGTGTTTGTAAATAAAACCAAGTTGAGTAACGACCGAACTTATGAAAATTAGTCTTTACTTCTTCGTAGAGATTTCTGAAATTGTGCTTGGGATTTCCGTTGACGAATCCACTGTAGAACTTTTCTTCCTGAGTCTTATCTCCAACCCACTGCTTGTAACTTTCGAACTGGGCTGGAAGATGACCTTTGTTCCACTTGGTGTCAGTTTGATAACGGAGCCGTTTGTAATTGTTATTGTTCCACTCTCGGAGTCTTTTGACTCCAACAAGTTCCATGTCGGGGAATTCATTCCATATTACCCATGTTGTTGGTAAATAGTATGTTGTGCCATAAATCCAAGAAATCCATAATTTTTGCTCCTTATTATGTTCAAATCTATCGAACAAATAGTTAGTCATGTAAATAGCTGGATCGCAATCTTTAATCGACAACGACCACTTATACCAATTAATAAAATCTGTTTTACGATGCAATTTGATTTCCATTGAAAAAATCATTTACAAATTCATTATATCTTGAAGGGTGGCCGAAATCAAATTCTTTATGTTTTTTTACTTTTTTAGCTATCCATTTAATTTTAGCAGCTCTTAATTCTTGCGGATAAGAATTTAATATTTCTAATGATGATAAATTCTTATAATCTAAAAATCCATCAACTCCTTTATTATTAATGGGCAAATCACAAAACATAGAATGACTTATAGTAGCTCCCCAATAAGTCATTCCTATTTTATCATAAAATCCAAGAGCAGATTTATTACAATCTAATCTTATGCTGGTTGCACCAAAACAAACTGCTTCTAAGATATTCCTATTCAACATTTCTTTAGCAGTACCTTTACCTCTACCATTTTCAGGTGTAAAGATGTTTGATATAAAAAGAACTTTAGATTTAACTTGATTAGATATTTTCATAAAACAAACGGAAATAATTTGTCCATTTTCTTCAAGAACTCTTGGAGGCCATTCATCCCAAGCTTTCATAAAGTCCCACATTCCTACAGCAACTTTAGAAAATTTAAAATCTTTATCTTTTAAAGTATTATTATACCTTAAATAATCATTTTTGTCAAGTGTTTTATATATCATATTGCTTCTAGAAATTTTCTTTGTTTTCCAAGAACGGTCAAACCAAGTTTTTGTGCTGTTTCATTATCTAAATTACGATCAGTTCTTTGGTGTTTGGTTTTTTCCCAACCCATATACATTTCATGATCGTATGTAAATGGTGGAAATTTGTAATCATTCGCCAACAAAATTTCTTGAACATCTGGACCATTATTAAGAGCAGCATCCATAAATGCAGTAGCAAACTTAAAGCTGTCTTCAATTTCACGACGATCAATAGAACTACGAAAACAACGAAACTCAACAGTTTTTGAGTTCTTCAATGCATATGTGTGTATACCATATCTGAAAGGGCGAGAGAGCGTCTTGGCGTTTTTACCACAACAGTGTACACGAAGCCAATCTTCAAAATCAATAGGAACAGTCGCAAGGTTCTCAAGCAACCAATCAGGTGCAATTCGCCCACCATCATGTTTCAAATATGTTTTAGCAGTTTTAGTTTGTTCCATATTAGGATAAATTCTAAATTGAAAAATACGATCCATAACAATATGTTGATTTTCTTTTATGTAACGCATAAGTCTCTTCAATGCATCAATATCTTCAATTAATCCTGGAACATGAATATGTAAATGACCATGGTTAACACAACCAGCAGTGGGAGAAGTCCCATGCGCATCAAATAGTTCCTTGACCTTCATGATGTTATCAACTTGATGCTGCCAAGTCTTTGTCGGCTTCATATTAATTTCACCACCAACTGGTGGATTAATTCCTTTCGGGTCTGAGCCAAGACCACGATAAGGTTCCCTCTCATTAATAATATCTGTTTCGCAATATTCCCAAGAACCAAGTTCTTCAGGAATTTGCATTTTGCGATCAATGTCGCCCCATTCTATTTCGAAACCATAGGTAAAAGTTTTTGGGTCATAATACTTCATTGTAAATCCTCAATATTGAATGTTTCTTTAAGCCACTTATCATCAGCCACTTCAAAATGACTGAGCTTAAAATTATTTACATTATAAATTTCAAACATTCTAGTTTTTGTTTTTGTAAGAAACCCTGATCGAGCAAGAATGTCTTTAGTTGATGCAAAAATTGTAGTTCTTTCGTCAGAATAATAATATAGCGGTCTTTCATGATTACGAAAAGCTGACAATCTTTTATCAGCATGCAAAACACAAACTGCCATACTAGCAAGATTAAATATCTCCAATGGATTATCGTTATTTTCGTAGGCTTTTAAAATTAGTTCTGAATCGTTGGCTGTTTCTGTTTCATAACCAAATAACTGTAGCCACGTGCTAGGAGGTTCTTGGGATATAACTCCATTATGCACAATGCCCAACTCATCAGTTGAAAAAGGTTGATTGAAACGTAAGTCAGAAGTGCTATAACGAACATGACCAATACAATAAAGATTACCATCTTCGTTTTTCCAAGTTTCTAAAATTTGTTTACTGATAAATTTATCGGCTGGAATAGGATCTTTAATTGTGTGGACTTTTCCATTTTTAACATAAGATACACCAGTCGCATGTTTACCACGAATCATGGACTGAATAAAGAGATTACGAACTAATTCGTAATCTTTTTCGTTAAAGTCGGCAATTGTGATGCCAAGCACTCCGCACATTAGAAAAATGCATCCAAGCTCGCTGATGCTTTTTTCTTGTAAGGATCCTCTATATTATGAGTCTCCATATAATCAAACCATTCTTGTTCATCCCACATTCCAGGCGAAACACCATTCCAAAGAGGACGATAAAATTTATGATTTTTATTTTGACGACGTTCTTCAACAAATTGTTTGCGAAGCATTTCGTAATCCCAAAGTTTTAGTTCTACCATTTTTTCACGGAAATAACAAACTAATGTCAAACGATCATTGTCTTCGCCAATTAATTCATCGTTGGCATGAATACCACCATGATTATTTACCAACAACATGTCTCCAGGTTGAAGATCAATAGCAATACGATATTCGGGAAGAAGAAATTCTGCGCCTTTCCAACCCTTTCCTTCAGGACCAGTGATACCACAAATATTAGAGAATCCTTCATGTAAATCACCAGCATCGCGATGACAAGCAGTGCGCCAATTATGGTTCACAGTAAGTGTAGTAAATACAGTATCTGAAACAAGAAACCTTGGATCAAGTTTATCCGCTTGACGACGTTGATTACCCCAACGAAGTGGCAAATGTTCTCTAAACATTTCGTTCAATTTATTAAGATAAGGAAAAGCTAACTTAAATTTTTCAGGATTTTTTTCGTTGTATGCACAGGTACGACCATGAGGAATACGAGGATAACGATCAAAATAACCAGCAATACCAGACATTACAGACTGAGCATAGTTTGTTTCTGAGATATAATTTTCAATTACATAATTTGCTTCAGCAATTTGATTTTCACGAGAAAGATTATGCAAACCAACAAGCCACTGTTCAAACCAACCATGATATTCAGGATATTTTTTAGTTACTGCTGAACGAAGCCAAACCTGACCACGAGTTTCTTCCTTAGAACCTTTCTTGTGGCTTTCACGAATTGATTCGATCGTAGTTCCATCTTCAAAGGTATTTAAAGGGCGAGCTATAAAAGAAAGTATTTCAGTTTGTTCAGGAGTTACCCAATCACGATTGCTTCTACCTTCTTGCCCTAGCTGTTCACCACGTGGTCCTGCCGCCATACCACGATTTTGTGATTCAGTTGCTGCTTCACGAAGTCCGGCGTATGCCAAATCCATTTCTTCTTTAGTAAAAACGTTTTTGCGAAACTTGAAGATTATATTCTCTTCACTATTAACTCCATCAACAGTTTCTGCATAAAGATCGCAATCTTCAGTAATTAAACGATTACTATATTGCTCCATAGTAATAAAAGTACCAAGAGTTTCTTCAGAATCTATTTTTTTTCTTACAATTATTTCAACCATTTAGCCCTCCAAAAGACAATTTCATAATATATGTATACAATTATAATAACTCAATTTGACGAATAAGTAAAGTATTTTTTTATTTTTTTGTCTCTTTTATAATTTTTTCAATATCTGGAGGTTTCCAACCTTCTGGTTTAATAATTTTACCATCTTCTCTTTTAAGAGGTTTACCATCAACTAGTTTCGCCATATTTGAACGATGCACCTCTTCAAAAATAGCATTGAGAGGTATACCATAAGAAGCTGCAGTTCCGCATGCAATATAAATCAAATCAGCGAGAGCGTCTGCAACCTCAATAAGATTATTATCATGCTCGGCGGCGTTATATTCAACAAATTCTTCAGACAAAAGTCTCATTCGAAGAATTCTAGTTTTACTATCAGGAAACTCAGGTTTATCAGAAACAAGTTGTCCGAACGCCTTTTGAAACTCAACTACACTATTAAACATATCAGTCATAATAAATTGCCTCTTCAAATACTCTTTTTGTGCCTTCTTTACCAACATTTGTTGTTAGTATTTGTTTGGCAGTTACAATCATTGCGGAAGCCATCAGAATTAAATCTTGATGATTATCACACATCATAATTTGGTTTTCAATTATTCGCATAAGTTCCATAATTTTTTTATTTTTTTGCACTTTATTCATAAATCCACTCTGGAGGTTGACGTCTTTTCCAATTAAACAAATGTGTTTTTCCTTTTTTGTAATAATTACGATAATTTATAAGAGAATTATCTGATATTTTGTATTCATTTGCCATTGCAGATGGCATTGGTGTTATATCATATTCTCGCAAATTATTTGGCGGAGATTGTAACATGTAGCTTAACTCACCTTGAACTTTATGCTCTTTATCATAACGATATGTATATTCTGCAAGTAAAGCAAACATATGATCTGTTAACCAATTATAATTCTCAACAGATTTACGACACCAGATAGCTGAAGGATGATTGTTGTGCGTAGCTGAATAAAGAACTGTTTCTCTAGCATCTGGTAATGTCCAACGTTTTACATTTCTACCTGTAGGAGTTTTACCCATAGTTTCTATACCATCATGAATACGATGAGCAGTTGAAAGTAATTGTGCTGATTCTAAAATCATTTTTACAACATGTTTATCTACCATCCAAATAGCTGCTTGAACGGGATCATGATCAATATAAAAAATATTCATATTTCACCAAATTTTTGTTTTTTAAAAGCTTTTTCTCTGTGATAACTATTAGCTCTATTGTAGAATAGTACACCATTTAAATGATCTATTTCATGTTGAAATGTTCTAGCAGTAATACCAGTGAATTGTTTTGTCACAGTTTCTCCGTTAGCCATAGTAAAACGCACACGGATATGTTGTGGTCTTTTTATTTTAACTGTAAGACCTGGATAAGTCAAGCATATTTCTTCAAGAAGAATTTCTGCTGTGCTGGGCTGAACTATTTTTGGATTAAAACAAACGAAGTTTTCAGGATGACCACGCATAGCAAATACTCGATAAGGTATTCCAACTTGATTGGCAGAGAGACCAATACCATTATAACCATACATTGTCTCAACCAAGTCTTTGGCAAACTCAATAGGATCAATAGGGGGATTACTAAATGAAAAAACATCGCAAGATTTTTTTAAAATAGGATCATTATGATTTACTAGATTTAGTTTCATCTTTTACTTTCAATATTACAGTATCATTTTCTATTTCCCACCAAAGATCAGTTTCTTCACTCCAACCCATTTGTGTGAGAAGATCAATCGGAAAGGGCATTATTAATTCTTTTGTTTCTGGATCTTCTTGTAATTCTACAGTCCATTTATTTTTCATGATTATTTACCTGTTTTTATGCATAAACTACGAAACTATTTTCGAGAAATTTTTACGTTTCTCAAATTTGATCACCTTGTTGAACTTGTCATAAAGTTGATCTGTCTTATGACTTATTATAAACGTATTTGTGTCAGAAGTCAAGGTGTTTATTATCTTTAAAAATTCTTCTGTACCATTTGAATCTAAAGAGCTATCGAAAACTTCATCCATAATTAAAATATTTGTATTAATTGAGTTTCTTAACTTGGCTATTGCTCTCCAAGTAAAAAGAACAGCAAGGTTAATACGCATTTTCTCACCTTCAGAGAAAGAAGAATAACTGAATATGTCTCTGTATCTTGATTTAATGGTTTCGTTAAATTCTTCATCTAATTCAAATTGACACATAAATTCCATAGCTGAAAGATATTTGTTAATTAACTTATTAATAATAGGAATATATTGTTTAACAATTTTAGATTTAATGCCACCGTCTTTTAAAAGATTAGATGCAACATGCAGTATGTTTCTTTCTTCAAGATAATCATAATAATTTTTTTCAATTTCTTTAAAATTTTTCTCTAATTCAGGAACTTTATTATTTTCTTCTGCTGTAATTTTATCTCCAACATTTTTAATTTCTTTTTCTAAAGTGCCACGATACTCAACCAAAGAAAATATTTTAGTTTTAACTCGACTTATTTCAAGTTTATTTTGGTTTATTTGAGAGTGGATTTCCATCATTTCATTAATACGAGAACTAACTATATTATATTCTTCACTAAGTTTTTCTAAACCATCCTGTATTTTTTTAATTTGAATTTCTTTTATATCAATGGTTTCAACTTTAAATTTCTCGTCGATTTGTTGCTTACAAGTTGGGCAATTATCATACTTGTGGAAAAAACCAACTTCCTTATTTAAGATTCCGAGATTTGCTTCAATTTGGTGTTTTAATTGATTCAACCTATTCATTTTTTTAGAAACTGCAGTTTCATCTTTTAAAGATTCTTCGAGTTGTTTACGGTTTTTTTCATAAATCAAATATTCATTATCAAGTTTCTGTATTTGTTCGTTTGTTTCAGTAATTCTAGCTTTCTTTTCTTCAATAAATTTATCATTATTAATTTGTAATTCTGAAAGGTGTTCTTTAATTAAAGATATTTTTTCTTCAATTATTTTTTTTTCTGAAGATAAAGTTTGTATTCTTTCTAAATTGATAGTAATTTTATCTTTTAACAAAGAATTCATAGTTGTAAAAATTTGTAAATCAAGTAAATCTTCAATAACTTCTCTACGTTGATAAGCAGAAAGTTGCATAAACGGTTGGAAGGTTGCTGTACCCAGAACAACAACTTGACTAAAAGATTTATGATTTACTTTAATTATTTGTTTTTCTAAAATTTCTTGATAATCTTTCATTTCAGCTGACTGATTCATTAGTTTATCATTTTGAAAAACTTCAAAGATATTTGGTTTTACACCACGAATAATTTTAAAGTTATTAGAACCAATATCAAATTCAAGTTCAACAACAAGATTTTTTTGAGTTATTGTATTCAATAATTGTGGTTTATTAATTTTTCTAAATGGTTTTCCAAATAAAGCAAATGATAAAGCATCAAGTAAAGTTGATTTACCTGCTCCATTTTCGCCCACAATAAGAGTTGTGTTACAAGTGTTTAGTTCTAATTCAGTAAAAATATTGCCCGTAGAAAGGAAGTTCTTGTATCGTATCGTCTTAAAATATATCAAACTCTCACACCTATCATTTCAACATCTGCATCTGTCTCGATCCACAGCTTTGCACCACAAGGTCGTGGCTTATCTGGACGATATATCATACGTGATGGTCCTTTAATATCAACTTCCATACAATAACGAACCTTGCCGTTTTCTTCTACACGGACAACAGGTTCTTCTTTGTCATGCTTGGCATTCTGCTGTATTATATTACGATTGATATGAATTATCTTCAACCTACACCTATTGCTTCATTATATATTTCAGTAATTTTTTTCATAAGTTTATTTTTATCTAGATTTTTAACTTCATACAAATCGATATATTTTTCAAATATTTTTATTGTAGATTCAGTTTCGTTTATTATATCTTGATCTTGAAGATGATCTAGATGTAAATGGTCTTCTACAATTTGCATATCAATAGGATTTTCATTTTCAATATTTTCAATAAATTTATCGAACCAAAAATGATTAGTTTTGTTTGTGACAATAACTTTTACCATAGTCCCTTGAAATTGGGCATAATCTATTTTCTTTTGTAAGAAATTTTCATCATTATCATTATACCAAATTTTCTTAAACATTTTATATGGATTTTCAATAAAAGTTAACTCTCTTGTTTCAGTATCGAAAACATGAAAGCCACGTGGATCATCATAATCTGACCAAGTAAATTCACCATGTGAACCCAAGTAAAAAATATGTCCATCGTTAGAACGATGATGATAATGACCAGACATAACAATATCGAAACGATCAAAGATTTTACGATCATCACCATGAGAATTTATAGATCCTCTATACATTTCAAAACCTTGAAGTTCTAAATGACCTACCACAATTTGTGCTGAAGTATTTTGTAATGAATCTAAAATTTGTTTTCTATTCTCATCACAAATCCAAGGAATAAAAATAATAGGCACTCCATCAAAAATACACTCGTGGGCGTTTTTGTCATAAATTTTGAAATTATATTTACCAACAACCAATTCTGTAAGTGAATTAACATCATTTGTATTTTTGTAATATGTATCATGATTTCCTGCAATTAAATGAACATCTAAATTTCTTTCAGAAAGCGGTATAAGAAAATCTTCTCTTAATCTTTTAGCTGTGTTTATATTTACATATTTTCTCCTATCAACAAGATCGCCAAGATGAAAAACTGTGCTAATATTATTGCTGTCGATATATGGAAAAAATACTTTATCGATAAATTTTTTACTGTTGTCAATAAATGCGACATTATCATTACGAATTCCCCAATGTGTGTCTGTTATCAAAACTATTTTCATACGTTATTTTTACCAACACGTGAATAATTTAATTTAGATTTAGTTTTTTTATCAAATAAATTTTTAGTTGGATTATTTGCTTTAATCAATACATAATCACAATAATCTCTAATAGCCTCAAGTCTTTGCAACAAATATGGTTTTTCATTTTCACCAGCAAAATTAATTTTTTCAACCAAATCAATTACATTAGCTGGGATTAAATGCTGGTTCTTCATTTATTTCTCCTTCTGAAAATTTTTCAATACCCTTTAGTATACTATTTTTTTTAATTTTAATCAAGTTATTTTCGAAGTTTTTTACAATTTCTCCTGAATACTCATTTGAATTTAAATGCATAGTGTGTTCAACATCACCCATACTATCCATCAGAAAACTGTTTTCATAATTTTTGTGTTTAATATATGTTTGTTTTTTTTCTTTGTGTATTCTTCTAATAAATGCATTCCAAGCAATTTGAGTAAAGTATGCAAAAGGATTTGTAGTTTTCTCAGGATTAAAATTATCGATAGCTGCGACGCAATCAATAATGCCATCTGAGATCATATCTCCTTTATATGTGTATCCTGAAAAATTTGGTTTCTTAGCTAAATTGTTACAAATTAAAATTAAAGACTCACCAATATATTTGCATGCTCTTGGTTTTGGTTTATTATTTTCATGAGCTTCCTTTATGTCTCTACGATGTTCAATCATCGCAGTATAAAGAGTTTTGTTATTAATATAATTATTTTTTTTCTTAGTAGCCATTTTAGTCCTTTACTTTTTTTAAAAAAAGAGTATAATCAATTATGTTGATGTGATCTATTAGATGTTAATGTTTACCTTATATATTTTGTAATTGAATTTCTCTTCGTTGTATATCTTTATACGTTCCATAAAATGGAGCAAGGTAAAGTTTTTATTATTTTTCCAACTTATATCATCAGCAATATCAAATAATGTAGCTTCTGTTTTTCTGTTTGTTTTTCTTAAACCACGACCAATAGATTGTAAATTTCTAATTCTGGATTTAGAAGGAGAAGCAAATATAATATTATCAATATTAGGTATGTTAATTCCAGTAGAAAATGTACCATATGAAGCAACAATAATATTACCTATATCTTCATTAACAATTTTACGAATATATTCTCTTTCAGAACCTTCAACGCCTCCATGAACAAAATATATTTTTTTACTACCTGATTCTTTGTTTATAATATCATAAAGATATTTACCATGTTTTTCAACGAATTGAAAAAGAAGTAAAGTGTTGCCTTCTAAAGAAAGTGATAAATTTTTAATAAAATTATTTCTAGCCTTAAATTTTACAATATAATCTATTTCTGCTTGATAATCTGCAGATCTAATAATCATTTTACGAATTTCATCTGGGTAAGATAATACTATAGCTTTTATTTTAAAATTAGCCAGATAATTTTGATCTATTAATTCTGATGTTGTTATAACTTTACGAACAGGACCAAATAAACCTTCAAGCACAAGTTTATGTGTTTGTGTTCCATCTAATGTCCCAGTAAATCCAAAACGGTATTTGCAATTCTCTAATTTAGACATAATTGAAATTAAAGATTTTGCTTTAAATAGATGAGCTTCGTCGCCGATTACTACATCGTATTTGTTGAACCAATCTTTGTTTTCTTTGTAGATGCTTTGCCACGTTGAGATGGTGACTTGGGCTTCGGAACTTTTTTCTTGACCTCCATAAATTTTGTGGATGTCGTTACTGAATCCGTTATCTGATCGTTTACCGTAGCCGTAATCTTTAAAATCGGAAGCGAGTTGGTGGACCAAAGTTGTTGTAGGAACGATAATAAGCGTTTTAACATTATAGTACCTCATTAATAAGTAGATAATTAGTGATTTACCAGAAGCAGTTGGTGAGAGCAATAATGCTCGATTTTCACGAACAGAATGTACAAAAGCTTCGAGTTGGTAATCTCGAGATTCATACTTTTCTGGAATATTTAGAGTCTTTATAAAATTTCTGGCTTCATGAATAGAAAATTCTTCAGAAATATTTTTATACTTATATTCTAATTCGTATTTTCTTGTTTTGCAAAATTCTTCAACATATCGAGTAAGACCGGTATATAATAATTGAGTTAAAAAATTATAAAGTCTAATTTTACCATCCCACAATTTATTTCTGTAAGAAGGCATAAATTTAGCTCCAGGAACATCAAACGTAAAATAATCGTTTAGTTCTTGGGATATACTTGGTTCACATAATATTTTCACATATGTTTCATTAAATTTTACAATTTCAATAATTTCCATTAACCACCATTAATAAATTTTTGCCAATCTATAGCAGCTTTAACATTATAACCTCTATTCATCAAAGTTCTGATAATAGATTCTAATAAATCAATTTTTTCTTGCTGTACACCTATTTTAAGAGACAGTTTAATTAGATCATCATCAGCATCTATATACATAGGTATATCAGATTTTAAAATTAAACCTTTTGCTGGAAGTTTCCAACCTTTTGTTTTGGTTTCTTCATTAGGTCCCTGAGTAAAAAACTCATGTTTATCTAATTTTAATTTTTTCATTTCGGCTTCATGAGATCTAAGAAGAAGCCTTTCGTTTATTAATATCTGATAATATTTGTGGTGTAACTTTGGAATGTTTAGAACTTCGTCACCAAGCTCTGTTTTGTCGATATTAGAATTAATTTTCCATTGTTCAAAAATTTCTTCTAACTTCATTAAAATTCCTCCTCTTACATAATAGTTCTATTATACTATTACTTTAAGGAAAAATCAACAATTAAATGTCAGATATTGTGAAATGAGTATATTTAAATGTTACACTTGCATTTACATAGCTAACGTCTGTATCAATTGAATTGAAACTTAAATCGTTTATTAATACAGGATATGCATCAACAAATATTATTTCATAGTTTGCCATTTTAGAGCTAGATAAAACTATCAACGAAATATCAGAATATATGCCATCGCCAGAAGCTATTGGTTCATCTTGAATTGTTTTATATTGATCATAATTTTCAGGTTTACCTAAAGCTCTAATCCAATTATAAATTTCAAGATAATTTTTTAAATCTTCATCAACTTTGAAAGAGATTTTCAATTCGCCAAATTTTAAATGTTCTCCAGGAAATGGAATATTAACAAATGGATTTCCTGTTTCAACAGGTTGTAAAAAAATTGAAGGAATATTTACTTGCTGTATGAAAAAATTGACATGAGGAGCTTTCTTGATTTGAAATTTAAAACCAAGAGGAGAAAGAAAGTTTTTATTTGCTGGTGTATTATCTATAGCGCTAATTTTAGCCTCCTATATAATTTTTACAACTATTTTTCGAATTAACTTTCAAATTGATGGCTTCCATTAGGTTGTACAAAATAACGACCTAAATTTTTTCCACCCAATGGTTCTCTTGGTTTATTCATATCATATGAACCATCTGGTTCTCTAAATGATGAAAGTTTATGAAAAGTTTGATCTGGATGTTCATAATCATGAGAAGCTAAATGAATATCATCATGATCGACGTGTTGTGTAGGAATGTTTGGTACACCTGCTTGCTTGTGAGCTTCCATTCTATGATTACCATCTAAAACAACGTTGTGTTCTGGATCTGCTGGATTTGGTGTTGATATAACTGGAGGCATCTCTTTGCCTTTTTTAATATCAGAAGACATTTTATTCATATAGGTTTCTTTTTCTGGACTATTAAAGAATGAATCATCTTTATCTGGTTCATTACCAGAAGCAGATTTGGTAGGTATTAATGTAGTTTCGCTTTTAGGAACATTATCCCCTACATCGGATCCTCGACCATCTGGATATATACTGAGATGATCATCACTGAAAGTATCATTATTATCATTTTCTTTAATGAATTGTTTGAAAGAAAGCATCAGCGGTCTCCGTTTCATCTATTTAATGGGGTATTATCTACTGCTGACATTATTTTACTCTAGAAGCTAACCATTTGTGAATAGGATTTTTAATTTTGGCAGCATCAAAATCTGCTGGAGAAAGTTGTTGAGCTTTAATAGCTGATTCTGGATTTTGCCAATACGTTTTAGCAACTCTGTGTGAGCCATCTACTATATATCCATCTTTATCTGTTAATATAGGATATTGAGTGTTTGATTTATTTGCTCTTACTTTAAAATCGGGATTTGGATTATATACATTATCCGCAAAATTACCCTCTTTTGTACCCAATTCCTTGTTTTTAGTTATAACATTTTTGACAGGAATTTCTTCAGGAGTTCTATCTTTGGTTCTTTTAATTAAAGTGTTAACGCTGTATTCTCCAGCATCGTCACCATATACTCCGCCAACTCTTTTTGATGATAAAATATCTTTAGCCATATGTTTAACACCATATTTAGTACCAGCTTTAACCAAACCACCAACTCCAGTTGCTATCGCTGCAGCATCAGCTGTATAACCACCAGCACTATATGCTGTAGGGTTCTTTTCTTGGGCTGATGTATCTTTTTCTTTTTCTTGGTCTAACTCTTGCTGATATGTTGTATCACGACCTAATAGTTTCTTTACGCCATATTCAGCGCCAGCTCTTCCGTATTTCCCAAGATCCATAGTCGTTGAATTAAATGCGCCACGACCAAAAGCATTAATGCTATCACCAACCTCAATTGCACCGCTTGATGGCTTAATTGGTTTTACATATTTTTCTTTAATGAAATGTTTAAAAGACTTCATGTTACTTTCTTTCCGCTTTCATCTATTTATATAAAAAAAAGGGGAGCCGAAGCTCCCCTTAAAGTTTGCGGCTTGAAACCGTCTTATGTATCCTTACCTTAAAATTAGTAAGGTTAAATTACATAATGTTGTTTACAATTACCTTGCGATAATAAACGTTAGAGTT